GTGTGGACTCGGGCGGCACCTACCGCATCGCCCAGCTCGTGCTGCCCAACATCGCCAACAGCGTGACCACGCTGACCGCGGTCAACATCGTGAGCATTGATCGCGTGGCCAGCCGCGACGCGGGCGCGGGTATGCCGGCCTGGAAGATCAAGATGGGCTACCAGCGCATCTGGTTTACGCAGGACGACCTCACCAACGCGGTGACCGAGGTGCGCAAGGAGTTCCTGGCCAACGAGTACCGGCGCGTGGAGGCGAACGACAACGCCATCCTCACCGCCAACCCGACCAGCCCCGAGATCGAGATCAACACCGTGCTGGTGACGGAAGCAAACGCTTCCACAGAAGCGGCCCGGCGCCTGAGCATCTACAAGCAGCGCCGCGACTTCTATCAGGTCACGGTGCGGGTGGATGCCACGACGGCGCCGCTGCTCGACCTTGGCAGGACAGTCACTTTGCAAGTCAACCGATTCGGCATGAACAGCGGCAAGGCCTTCGTCATCACTGGCATTCAGGCTGACCTGCGCCAGTACCTGTTCACGCTGACGCTTTGGGGCTGAGATGGCAAACGTCTTTCTGGCTTGGCAAAACCGCATCGACAGCGCCACGCTGTCCGGCGGCTCCTGGAGCGCCGGCCTGCCGCTGGCCAACCTGCAAAGCCCAGTCATCCAGCGCGTGGCCAGAAGCAGCAGCGCAAGCACCTCAGACACGCAGTTCCTGGTCGACCTGGGCGTGGCCCGACCGATCGGCGCCATGGCGCTGATCGCCCACACCATCACCGCGCCAGGAAAGGTGCGGCTGTTGGGGTCGGACTCGACGGCAGCGCTCACCAACCTGCTTGCGTTTCCAAGCGACATGCGCAACACCGCCACGGCTGGCTCGGCTCGGCCGTGGACCAACACCGCGGTCTCGGTGGCGCTGGTGGCCAACGGACCAGACGGCAGCAGCTCTTCAAAGCTGCAGGCCGCCATGCCCGGCTTTGCGGCCAAGTCCGTGGCGCAAACCTTCACCGCGGCCGACAACGCCGTGGTCACGGTGTTTGTGTTTGCAGCTGCGGGCGAGTGCTCACGGCTCAACGTGCGCGTGGCCACCAAGAGCGGGGCAGCCCCCAGTGCCATCTTCGACCTGGCTTCAGGCAGCCTGGTCAGCACCACGGCAGACGCCGGCAGCAGCCTGGTTTCGGCCGCCATCAGGCGCTCGGGTGACTGGTACCGCTGCGCGGTCACCTACAACGTGCTGACGGGTGCCGGCAGCCCTGAAGTGGCTTTCGGCTTGCGCTCCACGGCGCCCGATGCGCTGGCGCCCACGCTGGACTTCAGCTTCACCGCGCAAAACTACCAGGCAGACGACAGCAACTTCAACGCCGCTGCCGCGGGTGACGGTCTGTTCCTTTCGGGCGCCACCGTGGTGGTCACCGGCAGCGGCGCGCTGTACGACAGCGGCTGGGTTGACGTGTGGCCGTATGACACGCTGGCCATGGCGCAGCGCAACTGGGAAGACGACAACTTCTGGACCGGTGAGCTGACCGCAGGTGACCTGGTCGGCCTGCAAAGCCCCTTTGTGCACATCTTGTCGAGTGAGCAGTTCCTGCGCTACTGGTCGGTGCAGATCAGCAACTCCAGCAACAGCGCGGGCGCCATCGACGTGGGCCGCTGCATCCTGGCACGCGGCTGGCGGCCAGGCGAGAACTACAGCTACGGCGCCGAGATTAACTACTTCGACCCTTCGCCCTCCGTCACCACGCTGAGCGGCACCATGTACTTCGACCAGCGCCCCAAGGGCCGCATGTTTCGGTTTGCCATCGAAACCATGACCAGCACCGAGGCGTATGGCTACGCGCTGGACATGCAGCGCCAGGCCGGCGTCACCAGCGAGGTCCTGCTGGTGCCCGACAGCGACGACACCGGCAACGTGCCCCTGCGAGCCTTTGCCGGACGCCTGACGGCGCTCAACGGCATAGGCGTGCCGGACCCCTCACGGTTTGCCGGCACCTTTGAACTCAAGGAGATCATCTGATGGCTTCGGTCACCTTCCCCGTCACCGTTGGCGGCAACGGCTCGACCGTTTCTGACGACAGCAACGCCAGCACCGGCCTGGCCAACGGCGGCCACCGCACGCGGTTTGTGCCAGCGCTGCAACAGATGGTCGCGGTCGCGCAGACTGTGGTCAGCATCGGTCAGAGCGCGGTCAACGCCTCCACCAACGGTGGCACGTCGGTCACGTCGCTAACCATCGGCACCGGCAGCCGCACGCTGACCACGCAAACGGCCAAGACGTGGTTCATCGGCCAGTTCGTCATCGTGGCCAACTCCGCAAGTCCGATCAACTACATGATCGGCCAGATCACCGCCTACGACAGCGGCAGCGGGGTCTTGACGGTCAACGTGACGGCCGCCGGCGGCAGCGGCACCTACAGCGCCTGGACGATCAGCGTCACCGCGTTGGCCGTGGTGGCGCAGGACCTCTTTGTCCCCGGCAGGCTGGGCCAGGGCGTGGCCACTCCGCTCGCAGGCCTGCACGCCTACAGCGCCATCGTGGGTGGTGCCCCGGCTGCGTCTGGCAGCGCGGCAGACCCCAACGCGGTGGCGCGGTTTGATGCAGGCGGCTCGGTTCTTGACTTTGGCGAGTACGCAAGCGGCGCATTCTGGTTCCAGGCCCGGTTAGCGTCGAACTACGCGACGAGCTATGACCTCTATCTGAACCCGAATGGCGGCTCTGTCTTCACGAAGTCCATCCGCGAGACCCGCACCGCGCCAACGATCAGCGCAGGCGCTCTGACGCTGGACTGCTCAGCCGGCTCTGTGTTCGCGGTCAGCCTCAACGCCAACATCACCACGCTGACGCTATCCAACCCGCCCGTGGCCGGCTACGGCTACACGATGCTGTTGCAGTTCACGGCAGACGGCACGGCGCGGACGGTGACGTGGCCGGCGGCGGTGAGGTGGCCCAACAGCGCGGCGCCGACGCTGACCAGCGCAAACGGGAAGGTGGACATCTTCGCCCTCACCACCCACGACGGCGGCACCACCTGGTTCGCCTCCACTGTTGGGCAGAACTACTGATGAGCACCAAGCTCGCGCTCACCTCGGGCGGCGGCGCCCTTGTCGTGGACGACGTGTTTGCGTCCTGGCTTTACACCGGCACCGGAGCCGCGCTCAACATCCAGAACGGCATCAACCTGGCCGCGGGCGGCATGGTGTGGACCAAAGGCAGAAACGCCGCAGAAAGCCACTATCTGACAGACACCGTGCGCGGCCCAGGTTTTGCAGTCAGCACGGATGGCACCAACATTGAGGCCAATCCAACGGGCGGCCTTTCGTCGTTCAACGTCAACGGATTCTCGTTGGGTAACGGTTCTGGCAGCGTTCAAAACGTGCTTTCGAGAACCTATGTGGCGTGGTCGTTCCGGCGAGCTAGGCGGTTTTTCGACGTCGTGACCTACACCGGAACGGGCGCCGTTCAAAACATTCCCCACGCCCTGGGCATCGAGCCCGGCTTCATCATTGTTCGCCGCAGAAACGCCAATGCGCTGCCTGGCGTGGCTTATCACCGGAGCGCTGGCGCCGGCAACGTATTGCAATTCAACGCCGCAGCCGCCACGGCCTCGGCCACCGCCTGGAACAACACGGCTCCCACGGCAAATCAGTTCACAGTCGGCGCAGACACCACCACCAACGCGAGCGGCGGCACCTACGTTGCCTTCTTGTTTGCACACGACCCGTCTGCGGACGGCATCATCCAGTGCGGCACGTTCACCGGTAACAGCACGACGCTGCCGACGGTGACCCTGGGGTGGGAGCCGCAGTTCGTCATCACCAAGGCCAACTTCACCGTCGACTGGTTCATGACCGACGCGATGCACAGCGGCGGATTGGCCTACAACAACCTTGCCAGCTTTTCGCCGAGCACCAGCAGCGCCGAAAGCACCGGAGCAGGGTCAGGCCAATTGGCGGCCACCGCAACGGGGTTCGAGTGCAGGGGCACAAGCAACGTCTACAACGCCAACGGCACCGCGATGTATTACGTTGCCATCCGTCGGCCTATGAAGCCGCCTGTGTCTGCGGCCAGCGTGTTTGCCCCCGTCACTTATGTCGGCAACGGCGGCGGCGGGGT